ATTGAGACTGATGAAGACGATCTTATTGGTGGATTCCGTCTTGTTGATGGGGCTACTGTGTGGCATAACGGTCCAGTTATTGAAGCCCTTGAACGCGGAGCGATCTTGCTCCTTGACGAGATTGACCTTGCCTCCAACAAAATCCTTTGTCTACAATCCGTGCTAGAAGGTAAAGGTGTCTTCCTGAAGAAGATTGGTCGTTTCGTGAAACCTTCTGCTGGTTTCAACGTGATTGCCACCGCCAATACCAAGGGTAAGGGTTCTGATGATGGTCGTTTCATCGGCACTAATGTTCTTAATGAGGCTTTTCTCGAAAGGTTCTGTGTGACTTTCGAACAAGATTATCCTACACCTAAAATCGAAATCAAAATTCTTGATTCGGTTTCTCAGAAACTCGGTTGTTATGATCAGGATTTCAATCAACGATTGGCTGACTGGGCGGATATTATTCGTAAAACCTTTTTTGATGGTGGAATTGAGGAAGTAATTTCTACTCGTCGATTGGTGCATATTGTTCGAGCTTTTTCTATCTGGAAAGATAAAGCAAAAGCAATCGAAGTATGCACGAATCGTTTCGATTCCGAAACAAAACAGGCATTTTTGGATCTTTATGATAAAGTGGATGCAAACGTAGACTTTAAAAAAGAAAATGGATCTCTGGAATCAGTACAAGAAAGTCCTTTTTGAGACTTTTTCGGATCTTGAATGTTCCGAGACCTGGGCAGAATGGACTGGCAATGGCACAGATCTTGTTGCTAAAACCTATGTCGGTCCAAATATAATAAAGTCAAGAGAAGTTGAAATTACAAGTGAGAAATCTTGTATTTACAATAACATAATCTACCCCAAAACAGGCTCAAATTTGCCTTGTTTTGGGATGGATTTGATGGGTTTCTTTGACAAAAAAGTTGTTTTGGTATTTGATTTTCAACATCCGACACCAAATTACAATTATGATAATCCTTTTCTTTCTTGCCATATTGCAGATCTAAAAAATAATACTAAGAGAGATATACGATTCTTTGAATCTGGAAATCATTTTTCGGAGTATATCTACGTAAGGACTTGTACCATGTCTGAAGTCAATGATCATCTGGAAAACTTTACCAGATACTTGACTGCGTATAGGGATATGGTAGAATGTAGTTGTCCTACTGGAACCGATACGTCTGTCTACCATGAGTTTGATGTGTACATGAAAAACTTAGATCCTGTTAGCGGGTACTTAGCTAACAAGTTCGGTAAAGACAGAGCAGAAAGTTTGGTAAACGATTTTCTATTTTGTTATGGTTAATTCTTGGAGTTTGCTTTACGATGTTATGAATGAAATGAAACACGATAAGTCATACTATGAGTATGATCGCAACGATTCCAATCGTGCAAATCCTTTTGTGGATGGACATGGAGATGTTGTATACCCAGCCGATCATCCTAGCCAACAGTTTTGGCATGAGGATGGTATTAGTTTGACTGGTAATCCAACTGCATCTCCTGATCTCCTCAATCTTAATTATGTTTTGAATATTAATTCTCCTGCGGAACTTATGAACAACAATTTTTGGAAATATAACGAAGATAAAATTCTTAAACAACTTGAAGAATATATTGCAAGTACTTACAGTCAACATTATGTTGATCGTACTGGTGGTGGAACAGAACAAACTTTGGATAAAATCAAACACAATCGTCGTGAGGGATTTTGTGCTGGTAACGTAACAAAGTATATTGACCGTTATGATACCAAAGGAACCCCTCGTGCGGATCTGTTTAAGGTTCTTCACTATACAATTCTATTGATTAATCACCTTAATCTTATTGAAAACAAATGAAACTGAGAACTCCTATGAAATTATCTGATCGTACTATCCAACTCCTTCGCAATTTTTCTTCCATTAACCAGTCCATTCTCTTTAAACAGGGCAATAAACTTCGGACCATCTCTGTCATGAAAAACATTCTGGCAGAAGCTAATATTGATGAGGAGTTTCCTAGTGATTTTGCTATCTATGATCTTAGTCAGTTCCTGAATTGTCTAAGTCTCTTTAAGGATCCCGAATTGGATTTTTCTGGCGATAGTTTTGTCACTATGAAAGAGGGGAAGACAAAATCCAAGTACTTCTTTGCAGATCCTAGTGTTATCGTTACTCCTCCCGATAAATCTTTGACGGTTCCTTCTACTGACATTAAGTTTGATCTGAAGAGTAATCAACTCGAAACCTTGAAGAAGGCATCTGCAGTGTATCAACTTCTTGATCTTTCTGTTGTTGGTCAAGGTGGTGACATCAAACTGATGGTGCATGATCGCAAAAATGACACCTCTAACGACTATTCTATTGTTGTTGGTGAGACTGACAAGAATTTTGCTCTGCACTTTAAAGTTGAGAATATTAAGATCATTCCTGGTTCTTATGAAGTTTCTATCTCTAAAAAACTCCTGTCTCAATTTAAGTCTACAGAATATGATTTGACTTATTATATCGCTCTTGAACCAGACCTTACTTGGGAAGACTGATGGAAGACTGGGATCTTATCTTTAAAAACCTATCTGATAGTGAGAAGGATAAGATCGCCGTTCTTCGGGTGATGGAATGTGCAAATGGAGTAGTGCAATACGCTTTTCGTGATAATGCACCATACGCACTTTCCCTGGAAGAAACTCGCAAGGCAATGAAATTTAGCATGTCTTGTATGAAAAATATGTCTATCCCCCTTAAGGATGGGACTATCACCTTTGAACCCGAAACTGAAAAAATTCTTAGAAAAGCCAGAGATCTTTATATTAGTGGATTCAAAAAAGGAAATTCTGAAGATTTGGATGAATTTTATAAAATGTCTGCTTCTACCGTTGTCGCTTTAGGGGAGGAAAGACTTGTTACGGCAAAAGAACTTTTAGAAAAAAACATTGACGACATACCACCACATGCGTTAATGTGGGGTGTGGATTACCTCAAAAAATTCTTACCATGAACATTTTTGTGACTTCTCCCTGGCCTGCAGAAAGTGCCATCTGTCTTCCCGATAAACATGTTGTCAAAATGCCTCTGGAGTGTTGTCAGATGCTTTCTATTGTGGCTTCTCCTTGGTATCACTCTTACGGAACTCTGGGAAAAGCAGACGGGACGCCCTATAAGACAGAGAAAGGTGCCTTTCGCAACCACCCTTGTACGAAGTGGGCGGCAGACACGGTGGATAACGCCTACTGGCTTATCAAATGGGGAATGAATCTTTGTGATGAGTATCAATTACGTTATGGTAAAATTCATTCATGTTACAATACCTTAGTTGAAGCTTATTATAAGTTCCCTAAAGGAAAACTAAACCAAGTAACCCCATTCGCAAGAGCAATGCCCGATGAGTATAAACTTGACACAAGCATTGACACTTTTACTGCTTACAAGATGTATATTTCGTCCAAACCTTGGGTTGCATCTAATTATCTTCGTATGCCAGAACGAAAACCTGCGTGGGTATAATAAATGAACTTTGAATACTGGTATGTTTTCCCAGTTGCTATTTGTGTTGCTACATTAGCAAATGCATCTGGATTTTCTGGAAGTGTTTTATTCCAACCATTCTTTTACTTTATTATACCTGTACCTATAACACAATCTATTGCAACTGGTATTGCTACTGAAACTGTAGGAATGACCAGTGGTGCTTTTAGGTATTGGAAAATGGGAAAAATTGATCTTAAATCAATTAAGAAAGTATTTCCGTATGTCTACCTTGGAATTATTTTTGGCGTTTTTTTATTTGTTTTTCTTCCTAAAATTTGGTTGAGACTTGTTGTTGGTGTTGTAATATTTGTTATAGCAAGTTGCCAACTCTATTGGGCTTATATCAATAAGTTTGGTACTCGATATAGAGCTGACCCAAAAGTTCTCGGATCATTCAAATCCAAAATAAAGTCTTTCTTTGCTGGGGTATTTTCTGCTTCTACTGGTACTGGTATTGCCGAAATTCACCAACCAATGTTCGAACATGACGCTGGACTCGCAACTAAAAGATCAAACGCTACTGCAATTTTAATCGAAGCACTGGGTAATTGGTTTATTACATTACTCAATATTAAATTAGGGAATATTAATTATGAGATCTTAATCTTTAGTGCTAGTGGAGTTTTGATCGGTGGCCAAATTGGGCCATTGATTTCTAGGTTCATACCTGATAGACTATTGAAGACGGTGTTTGGAATCGCCGTTTCCTTCATTGGTTTGGTTTACATTGTAATTTCTTTGACGGACATTTTATCATGACTAATTTTTTGTGGGTTGAAAAGTATCGTCCTAAGACGATTGATGATTGTATCCTACCTGAAAATATTAAGAAAACCTTTAGTGACTTTCTAAATAAAGGTGAACTACCAAATCTTCTCCTTTCTGGACCTCCTGGTATTGGAAAGACTACTGTAGCCAAAGCTTTATGCGAACAACTGGGGTTGGATTATTATGTCATCAACGGATCTGACGAAGGACGATTTCTGGACACGGTACGGAACCAAGCAAAGAACTTTGCTTCGACCGTATCACTTTCGGGTTCTGATGGAAAACACAAAGTCATCATCATTGATGAGGCTGACAACACAACCCAAGACGTACAACTCCTTCTACGGGCTAATATCGAGACGTTTTATAACAATTGCAGATTCATCTTTACCTGTAACTACAAAAACAGGATTGTTGAACCAATCCAATCTCGATGTTCTGTCATTGAATTTAGCGTCAACGGAAAGGAAAAAGCAAACATTGCTGCAGGATTTTATCGACGCCTTCAGGACATTCTTCAGAAAGAAAACGTAGAATACGAACAAAAAGTTCTTGTTGAACTAATTAACAAACATTTTCCAGATTGGCGTCGAGTTCTTAATGAATGTCAACGTCATTCTGTGAGTGGTCAGATTGATTCTTCAATTTTGGCTAGTTTCTCCGATGTAAACATCAATGATCTTATTAGATATCTTAAAGAAAAGAAATTTCCTGAAGTACGTAAGTGGGTCGTCAATAATTTGGACAATGATCCTAGTGTACTTCTGCGTCGTGTTTACGATGCTCTTTTTGAAGCCGTTGATGGTCCTAGCATTGCTGCTGCTGTGCTCATTATTGCTAAGTATCAGTATCAAATTGCATTCGTAGCTGACCAAGAAATTAATCTTCTTGCAGCACTAACTGAAATTATGGTGGAGTGTGAATTCAAATGAATAATCAACATCAAGTAAAATCTAGGTGGTATTATATCTTTTGGGGCGCCATGGCAGTTGCTGTAGTTGGTGGTCAAATTTATGTTGGTACTGGTTATCGTGAGATGGCAGAAGCAACAAAGTCCACTGCTATTAGTGTAACTTGTTTGCCGAGATTTGATACATATAGTTCTACAAAATATACTCCAAAAAATACTTCTGGGGAATTTGAGTGAAGTCATATACATTAGTCAATTGGGAATATATTCAACAACATCAAGAAGAATTTGTTAAAGTTTTGACGCATTCGCATGAGGCATTAACTAACTTTGGTATTATAAATTCAACTTTTAATTATACCGATTATAATATATTTGGTGCCACATCACCTTCGATTTACATGCATAAATTATATTGTGTCATTAGAGAACTTGTGCGGTCTTCTTTGGGTGAAGATCAATTACTTTGGATTCAATCCTGGTTAAATTATCATACATATGATCAAGTTTTGGATTGGCATAGTCATAATGCTACATATCATGGATATGTTTGCATAGAACCTAAAGATACTACAACTGAGTTTCAAGAATGGAAAATAGAAAATAAATGTGGAAACATTTATTTTGGTCCAGGTTATAATAAACATAGAGTAGTTAATAATTCAAAATATGATGGTATACGAATTACCATAGCATTTGATATAATGACAGAGAGTGATGTAGATCTTTACGGAGATCCGACACATAATTTTGGTTGCGTTCCCCTTTTATAATATGATTTTAGAAACAGACGATGCAGTATATGCAGCAAGTAAATTCATCGATTACTTTTCTAATAAAGGTAGAATCGATGAATATTTGCGTAACGTAAAACTTGACAGAATTTCTCAACAAACTCCTAGTCTTCCTGGATGTGGACCAGAGGATGATATGTTCTCTGAGTTTGATATGCACCCAGAAGACATGAACTTTAAGGTTTATACCGTGGGTGAACGTGGTAGTTATAGTAATGAATTCTTTAATGAAAGACTTCAGATTACAACATCCCATGCAATCGAGGATTCTGTACCTGGAAAATCTTTGAAGTGGGTTGTTCAGGAAACTAATACTAAGAAAATTGTTGGATTTGTCCGATTTGGTTCCCCTACAATTAATTCTAAGCCAAGAAACCTTTGGTTGGGTCAAGTTCCCGATCTAACTAGATTTAATAGACATGCAATTATGGGATTCATTATTGTTCCCACGCAACCTTTTGGATTTAACTATCTTGGTGGCAAACTTCTAGCCTTGATGTGTTGTTCTCATACTGCACGAGAAACCTTAAATAGTAAGTATGATGCAGATATTTGTTTATTTGAAACTACTTCTCTGTACGGATCTACAAAAACTTCATCCCAATATGATGGATTAAAACCCATGATGAAGTATAGAGGACTGACCGAGAGTGATTTTACCCCTCTGCTTCATGACGACATTTTCAAGGATCTAAATAAATGGTTCATAGCAAGGAACAACGACAAACTCCTGGTCAAGGAGGATGCGTCGAGTCGAAAACTGAAGACCCAGCAAAAGATGATCGCAATCATCAAAAAGAGCTTACCTTCTCAAAGTCTTGTGGAGTTTCAGACTGCGATTGCAAATGCAAAAAATCTAACTGAAAAGAAGAGATTCTATACATCAGAGTATGGATTCTCTAATGCTCGTGAAGTTATTCTTGGTGAACAAGAGAAACTCATACCTGCAGAAAATTATGATCGATTTGAATTTGATAATCTTGTTTCTTGGTGGAAGAAAAAGGCAAGTAACCGATATGAAACATTGAAGTCTGAAGGTAGACTAAGAATGGAATTGGAGACTTGGAATGTAAACTCTAATATTGATATTATACGATAATGCTTGGTAAACATTGTTTTCTTAGTCTATATGACTGCAATAAACTTCATCTCGATGATCAAGAATATTTGGTCAATCTTATTGAGGAAGCCGCAAAAGTTAGTGGTGCAACGGTAGTTCAAACTATATTTAAAAAGTTTGAACCACAGGGCGTAACAGTTTTGACTTTACTTTCCGAAAGTCACATCAGCATTCACACTTGGCCCGAACGTGGAGAAGCTGCTGTAGATATTTTTACCTGCGGTGACCACTGCAAACCAACTGTTGGTGCAAATCATATTGTTGAAAATTTAGATCCTACTAGTTATAACATGGATGTTGTTGATCGATGAGTTACGAATTAAAAGACTATTTGAATTCTATAAATTTTTCCAAAGAAGACTTGATGGCGTCGGATGACACCATGTGGGAAAAGAAGTATCCTGCTTTTATTATCAATAAATGTCTGTCTGGTTTTGTAGATACTATCATGTTTGCAAATGAGATGAACATGAACCATGGACTTCCTTCGAAGTTACAATATGACTTTTATCTAAATAGTATCAGGAAAAAGAAGAGATTCTCTCCTTGGCTCCGAAAGGACAAAATTCAAAACCTTGATGCTGTTAAATCTTACTATGGTTATAGTAATGAAAAAGCAATGCAGGCTTTGAAAATTCTTACAAAGGAACAAATCAATTACATTAAACAGCGACTTGACGTTGGAGGTAGAAAATGACTGCATTTGCAGAACCTGAAATTAAATGGTCAGTTGACCAAATGGTTGAAGTGACTCTTAACGAACCAGATGATTTTCTGAAAGTTCGTGAGACTCTGACTCGTATTGGAGTTGCTTCTAGAAAAGAAAAGAAGATCTATCAGTCCTGCCATATTCTACATAAACAGGGCAGATACTATATTGTTCACTTTAAGGAACTGTTTGCACTGGATGGCAAACATGCAAACCTGACTGTGAATGATGTTCAACGTAGAAATAGAATTATCAATCTCCTTTCGGATTGGGGACTGATTACCGTTGTTAACCCAGAATCAACTTCGGATGTTGCTCCTCTGAATCAAATTAAAGTTCTTTCTTATAAAGATAAGGGTGAGTGGACATTAGAAACTAAGTATAATATTGGTAAAAAGAAAAAGACTGAAATCTAAGTTATGTATTTAATTCCACCTTGCAGTCCACCGCAAGGATCTACCTCCCCATTTGTATATGCAGATGGGGTTTTTTCTGTTGGTGATTTGGATCGCATCCAAGAAATTTTAAATAAACTTGAGTTAGTTGATGGCCAAACTCAAGAAACATTTGATAATTATAGAAAATCTTTAGTTTCTTTCCTAGGATGTGATGACAATACTAAGTGGATATTTGAGAAACTATCAAATGTTATTCACCAATTAAATACAAATTATTATAGATTCAATATTACTGGACTAGACAATATTCAGTATGCATTTTATGATTCTGAGTTTGGTGGAAAATATGATTGGCACCATGATTATATTGAAGGGACTGGTCCATCCAGGAAGTTGACTGTAGTAATTCAATTATCTGATCCTAATGAGTATAGTGGTGGTGAATTGGAAATTTTTCCCGAAATACAAGTTCCCAAAAAAAGAGGACTTGTTTGTATGTTTCCATCATATTCACATCATAGGGTAACTCCTATAGTTTCTGGGCAAAGAAAAGTTCTTGTCGCTTGGGTCTGGGGCCCTCCATTCGCTTAACCGAATAAAAAAGTAGGGGGTTCAACACCCCACTTTTTTTAAGAACTTGTATAATTAGTATTGGATGCCGTAAGGGTCCACACAACACAAACTCGCTTTTAAAGGAGCTACCATAATGACCAACCTCATGCGTTATACTGCGTCGGATCTTAATACTTTGATGGATAAGATTACACGTAATAGTATTGGAATGGACGAATACTTTGATCGTATCTTTAATCTTCACGAAACTTCAACAAACTACCCACCTTATAACCTTATTCAGGTAAATAATGTTGAATCCCATTTAGAAATTGCTCTTGCTGGATTTAAGAAGGAGGAAGTTCATGCGTTCACGGAGTATGGAAAACTTTTTGTCGAAGGACAAAAATCTGATGTCGAGTCGGACAAGACGTTTATCCACAAGGGACTGGCTCAGAGAAGTTTTAAACGAGCGTGGACTTTATCCGACGACACAGAAGTCAGGGAAGTTACATTCGAAGACGGACTTCTACGGATCGTACTTGGGAAAGTAGTACCAGAGCATCATGCACGTAAGGACTATCTATAAATAGCACTGAATATCGTCGGCGCAGACGGGGAGGTAACTGGCAAAATCCAGTTGACACCTCCCTTTTTTTGTGGTATTATAAGATGTATTTAAATTGATTATGACTGTAAAATTACTTTTATTGAAGTCTAATGAAGAGGTAGTTGCGGACGTTCAAGAATTGGTAGATGAGAACGATAAACCCATGTTTATTGTCCTCACTAATCCGTTTATTGTAAAACTAGTAGAAAATCCTGAACTTTTGGTTGAGGGTCAGTCATCGGATAATAAGAATAGATATAGTGTTAAATTCTATCAGTGGATGCCTTTATCTGCAGAAAACAGAATTGCTGTAGATCCGACCTGGGTTGTTACAGCTGTTGAACCATTAGATGCCGTTAAAGAATCTTACTTGGAAAAAATGAATGGATTACGCGAAAGCATTTAAGGATTTTATTAGTTTAGAAGAACGAGATGTTCTTAACGATTGGACATTAAGTAATTACAAATCCGATTGTTTTATGGATCCCCAAATGGATTCCAAAAAAATACCAAACACTAAATTAACAACAAGGTTCGCTAGTCCCCTTTTTGTTAATAATGGAACCAAACTTATTTTAAGTAATTCGGATTTTCTATATCCAGAACTTGTATATAAATTGCAACGGAAAATAATACTAACATTTGAGTTTGAAGACTATGGGTTTTCTCCTGTTGGTAAAGATGGTATAATAACAGAGATTGGGTTTGAACCAGGTACGGTTCATCCTCATACTGATCCAGTGTGGTTTCCTGATACTCACACAGTTCATTTTAATTTAATAACTCAGAAACCAGAATCTGGAGGAGTTACTCATATTAATAATGAACCATGGGATATAAATGATACCGACCTTCTTACATACATTGTTTCTGATGCGGAACATTATGTGGATGAAATAGTTGGCAAAACAGAACGGATACTATGGGTTTTTAGTTTTATGTTATCCAAAAGTGATACTCAAAGAATTTTTAGTTAGGAGATTGTAAATGGAAGACGCACCAAATATTCAAATTATTCTTTTGTCTAATGATGAAGTATTAATCAGCCAGATTGATCAGATTATGCCAGATCAACTTGGAGAACCTGATTGTAAACTAACTTCTCCATACAAAATTATTTGTCAGGGGGAGAATGAATCCGATCAATTAACTCCTTGGCTTAATCATCTTACCGATGATTCTGTTATTATGATTTCTTCGGATAAAATTTTGACTCTGGTTGAACCCCACAAAAAACTCATTGATCTTTATTTGAAATTGGCTGTAGCATGAGATTTTACACTAACGTTTTTCAATTTGGGAATAATATTCTCGTTCGTGGTTATGAAAACGGAACCCATTTTAATGATAAGGTAGAATTTTATCCTACTTTTTATGTTCCTACAAAGAAAAAAACAAAATGGAAGACGTTGGATGGATTAAGTGTTGAAGAAGTAAGACCTGGAAATATACAAGATTGTAGAAACTTTATTGAAAAGTACTCTGGAGTTAGTGGATTTGGTGTATATGGTAATGAGCGGTATGTTCACCAATATATTTCTGAACAATATCCAGAAGATGAGATTAAGTTTGATATTAATAAAATCAAACTCATAACGATTGACATTGAGGTGGCTGCTGAGGGTGGATTCCCTGATGTTTTTAATTGTGCAGAAGAACTTCTTTTGATTACGGTTCGTGATTATTCGAGTAAGAGTATTATAACTTTTGGTTCCAGGCCCTATTCAACTAAAAGGGAAAACTACAAATACATTTACTGTGAATCCGAATACCAATTGATCACTTCTTTCTTGAATTGGTGGGAAGAAAATTCACCAGAAGTTGTGACTGGATGGAATTGTGAGTTGTATGATATCCCATACCTTATTGGACGAATTGATCGTATTATGGGAGAGAAAGTTGTTAAGAAGTTTTCTCCTTGGGGCATCGTCCGTAAAAATGAATTAGTTATTTCTGGACGTAAACAAATCTCGTATGAGATTGCAGGCATTTCTATTATTGACTATTTGGATCTATACAAGAAATCACCAGCAACTTCAAACCAAGAGAGTTATCGACTGGACCATATTGCATTTATGGAACTAGGCCAGAAAAAACTCGATCACTCTGAGTTTGATACCTTCCGAGAGTTTTATACAAAGGACTGGAATAAGTTTGTAGATTACAACATTGTTGACGTAGAACTTGTAGATAAACTTGAGGATAAACTTAAACTAATTGATCTTTGTTTCACTCGTGCATATGACGCCAAGGTTTCCTTTACTGATATTGCATATCAGGTTCGTACTTGGGATGCAATCATCTTCAATTATCTGAAGAAGAAAAATATTGTTATTCCCCAAAAAGAGAGGAATTCTAAGGACGAAAAGTATGAAGGTGCATATGTTAAATCTCCTATTCCAGGGAAGTATGATTGGGTTGTGAGCTTTGACTTGAACTCTCTGTATCCCCACTTGATCATGCAGTACAACATCTCCCCAGAGACGCTTGTGGATCAAAAACATCCACATGCAACTGTAGATAGACTTCTTAATCAAGAGATTACATTTGAACTGTATAAAGATTATGCGGTGTGTGCTAACGGCGCAATGTATCGTAAAGATGTTCGTGGTTTTCTACCAGAACTGATGGAGAAAATGTATAACGAACGAGTCATCTTCAAGAAGAGGATGATTAAGGCTAAACAAGAGTACGAGAAAACGCCCACTAAAGACCTAGAAAAGGAGATTGCACGTTGTAACAACGTACAAATGGCTAAGAAGATTGCTCTTAATAGCGCTTATGGTGCTATCGGAAACCAATATTTTCGTTATTACAAACTGGCAAATGCAGAGGCAATCACCTTGTCTGGTCAAGTCTCCATCCGTTGGATTGAGAACAAGATGAATGACTACCTTAATAAGATCCTAAAAACTGAAGGGGAAGATTATGTTATTGCTTCAGATACTGATTCTATCTATCTCAATATGGGTCCTCTGGTTGAACGTGTATACCAGGGAAGAGAGAAAACTCCTGAGAAAATTGTCGGGTTCCTTGATAAGATCTGTCAAATGGAACTTGAGCCTTATATTGAAAGTTCTTACAAAGAACTGGCTGAGTATGTAAATGCTTACGATCAGAAGATGCAGATGAAACGTGAAACAATCGCTGATCGTGGAATCTGGACCGCAAAGAAACGTTACATCCTTAATGCCTGGGATATTGAGGGGGTTCGATTCTCTGAACCTAAACTCAAGATCATGGGTATTGAGGCAATCAAAACTTCTACTCCAGCTCCTTGTCGCAAGATGATTAAGGATGGTCTCAAGTTAATGATGACTGCTACAGAAGATGAGATGATTGATTTTATCGAGAACTGTAGACAGGAGTTTAAGACATTGCCTCCCGAAGAGATTGCATTTCCTAGGAGTGTTTCTGAAATTAATAAATGGAAATCTAGTACAACCATGTATAATAAAGGATGTCCGATCCATGTTCGCGGAGTAATTCTATATAATCATTGGACGAAAAAAATGGGAGTGGATAATAAGTATCCATCTATCCAGAGCGGGGAAAAAATTAAATTTGTTTACCTAAAAACACCAAATACGATTCAGGAAAACGTGATTTCATTCATTCAAGATTTTCCTAAAGAACTTGGATTGAATAAGTACGTTGATTATGAACTTCAGTTCAATAAATCTTTTATTGAACCAATTAAGATTATTTTGGATTGTATAGGTTGGAATATCGAACGTCAAAATACTTTGGAGAGTTTTTTCTTATGAATGAAATTACCTTAGAATTAAAAAGACCATTTGGTCCATGTATTCTAGAAGTTACTTGTCCCAAAAACTTGATAGAAAATATCAATCATTTGATTGATAATATGAGTGATGAGGAACTTGAAAAATGTTCTAGTAGATACACACAGAATCCAAAATTCCCAAATCTATTGAATAGGGGATTTGAAATAATTTACTTTTTGAAAGAACATGTAAATGAACTAAGATTGGAAGAATTTATCTTGCAAATGTCAAAAGAATATCTCCACTGCCTGGGTAGAGATTCTAGTTCCGTTTACATGCCAAATCCAGTGTGGTCTAATGAACACTCTGATATTTGGGTCAATAGGTATTTTAGAGGAGATATCACACCTCCGCATGGACATGCTCATTATATTTCAGGTGTAATTATTTTAAAATTGCCAGAAAATATTCCAGAAGATATGGATCTGGGTGAAAGGCCAGATAGATCATTGGAATTTAATCATAATGATGAGTACTACTTACCTGCACAAGAAGTCGGTAAGATGTATCTATTTCCTAGTTGCTTGAGACATTGGGTGCATTTTCACATGTCAGATGAAGAGAGGAGAACTATTAGTTTTAATGTTGGAACATGAAACAGTGGGTAATCGTATGGAGTAATGATGGTATTCATTTCTCTATGGAAAATATTAAGATTTTAAGCGATTACAATATCGCAGAATGGTTTGCAAAAACTATGGAAAACGAGTATAATTACGTCAGAATGTATGAGGCCAGTGATGGATTTGCCTATCAATGATGCAGAGTTGAACACTATTATTAGTGCTCTTCGTTTGGGTGGAGATGTGGCCCTGTATCAAAAACTAAATTTAGTAAAAGAACTTAAAGAACAAAATCTTCCTTATAAGAAGATTCTTCGTGAACAATACGGGATGGTAGCCTAATGGATTTTTTAAAGGATATTGTAAAGGAGATTGGCGATGAGTATACCTCATTGGCGTCAGATATTTCTGAAACTGAAACATTCGTGGACACTGGTTCTTACATCTTTAATGCTCTTGTCTCGGGGTCTATTTTTGGTGGGATATCTGATCGAAGGATCACTGCTATCGCTGGCGAATCTAGTACGGGTAAAACCTTCTTTAGTCTATCAGTTGTTAATCATTACCTTCATAATAATCCAGACGGGTATGTTCTGTATTTTGACACTGAAGCCGCAATTAATCGCAAGATGTTAGAGGAACGTGGTATTCCTCTTGATCGGATTGTTGTTGTTAATGTCGTGACAATCGAAGAGTTTCGTCAAAAAGCACTTAAAGCGGTAGATATATACCTTAAGAAACCCTTAGAAGATCGCAAACCTTGTATGTTTGTGTTAGACTCTCTGGGTATGCTTTCTACCGACAAGGAGATTACAGACGCACTGAACGACAAACAAGTTCGTGACATGACCAAATCTCAGCTGGTCAAAGGTGCTTTCCGTATGCTCACTCTTAAGTTGGGACAAGCAAAAATTCCCATGATAGTAACAAACCATACCTATGATGTTATCGGAGCTTACGTACCAACTAAGGAAATGGGTGGAGGCAGCGGACTCAAGTACGCAGCGTCTACAATCATTTATCTCAGCAAAAAGAAAGAAAAGGATGGAACAGAAGTGGTCGGCAATATTATCAAAGCT